AGAATCGCTTCATGTAAATATCCTTGTACATTATTAATGAAGAACTCTGCTTCTGCTTCAGGATTTCCACCAGATGCATAGTGATATACACCTAGTAACTTCCCGGCGGCCTTAGCAGACTGATAATGTTCGTCGCAAAACGGATTCACATAACCAGTACCCTCTGTTGCCTTACAAATAACTGCATCACAATCGAGGGAACCAGTTACGATTCCCTGTTGATGAGATGCTACGTCAACTACTCTTAACATTTATGCTGCCTCCTTTGGCCCATTTAAACGAGTAAATAGGTCATTCACAAAGTTTGCTCCACGAGCTGTAACAATACCAGTTAGAGCCGAACCTAAGAAAGGAACTGCTAATGGCATTCCAACTAATGGGAAAATGTCAGCACCCGTAGATACACAAACTACAATTGAAACGGCTAAAGAGCCAATGACACTTGTGTCCACTTTGCTATCTGAGTATACGCGTTTAACGTTCTCCCAAATAGCCTCTACTAATACTGCAATAATAACTAACTGTGAAAATGCATTCATTTTACTTTACCTCCTATACTTTCTTCCAACCTAAGCCACCAGGATTTCTTGAGTTATTTTCCCAAGTACATTCCCAGATGTCTCCTGCATAAATATAACGTTCACCCTTTTGGCCAGTCATTCCTGGTTTCCATTCGGGGTAAACCGGTTTGTTTTCTTTTGTGATTTCTTTATACAAAGCCTTATTTTTCTCTGGTGGAATATCAGGGTCTGACACTAAATCAATAAGAGCTTCATATGGCTTACCGTTATGTTTGAATCGGTCGCCTTTCTTATACGGATATTTAGCTTCATGCCATCCGTCTAATTCCTCGCACCATTCTACAACATCTTCCGGATCAGCGTGATTCATACCGATTAAGAAGACTTTTCGCATGGCATCCTGTTTGGCTTTAGCTTTACCCAACTCAATTTCTGAATCTGGAACCTCGGTAAACATAATTCCGGCTTTCAGTGTTTCACCAAATTCTAGGTTACATGATTCTAAGTCCATATACCCATAGGTATGAGATATAGAATCCCCATTTATGATGGTTGCTCCCTTCATGTTATCTCTTGATAAGCTTTCGAATAACTCTTCTAGATATTCGAGTTTAACATATAACTGGAACCCATTATTCATGAACGATATCAATTCATAAGTTGTTCCATCTTTTAATTTTAATTTTATCATATATTACGCATCCCTTCTCCAAATTGCTGCACCGTGATAAGGTGGCCAATATCCACGTACTCTAGTATAATCCTGAGCTACAATACCACGTTCAACGAAACCGTTTGGCGGTGTCCATAGACCGAATCCGGCTGCTTCATATGCAGTTCTTTCGATCTTTAAATCGGCAGATCCACCTTCAGATGCATTCGGGGTATTGGATGCGGATCCTAGTATGAATCTGTTTTCTATTTTAGACCACTTTCCACCGTAGTAATAGAATGGATCAAATCCATCTTTATCATTCATGATGATCGTTCCAACAGGCATTGTCATTAGAAGTTTGTTATATAAGGCTTCTGAATACTTATAACTTGGTAACGTATTAAGATCTTTTCCATTATCCAAGTATTTGAAGTCAAATTCACCAAGAACCTTTACGTTATTATATGCATACTTATCAACCTGGTTCGCATTCGGCAATATATTTTGATTGTAATCAATATCAACAACACATTCAGTATTTACACCACCATTTATGTGATACCACACCTCGATATTCTTGTTGTTTAGATACACTACTTGTAAACCATATCGATATGTTCCATAATAATATGATCCGCCAGCTGCATGTGCCAATGAACCATTGTTATCATACATTCTTAGCTTAAATTCATCCCAAGACCAAGACGAGGCAATCGAACATTTGCATTCGTACACAACATCTTTTATCCATTTGAATTCCGCTATTTTAAACCAGTTTCTTTGTGATGGATAAGTTACTGGATCCAATAGAACTTTACCTATCTTATGACCATTGTATGCTGAATAAGCTATTGCTCCTGGTGAGGTATCTTCCCCAAGTTTCAGTATGTGGTTAACATTAACCTGCTTTTTACCCATACTAAACACAGGAGTAGTAGGTGATAAGCTTAAAGTAGTTCTAGCTGTATATCCTAATGCATCTTCTAATTCTACTACGAATGAGAAAGATTTCTTATATGGAACATCTGATATCGGGTATCTTATATTAAACCTATTGTTGGTTACATTACCATTAGCAGTAGCAATAACTAAATTATTTTTAGTAATCTTGTACTTACATTTAGTAGTATCATAAGTACCTATAGCATCTGAACAGACCATACCAGTTATTTCTAAAAGACCACGATCTGATGTATCATTTAATCGTTTCAATTTCGAGTAAATGATAGATGGCTTAAAGTAGTTCACTAGATTACCAACACTATCAACCGCTGTTTTAGTATATCCAGGTCGTCCATTTGTAGCATATATCTTATAGTTTGCCGATTGTAGATTCGAGAACTCAAATGTTTTAGTAGCTCCTGACGTAACTTCAACCTTATCCATAATAGATCCGCCACACTCAACATGCAAATATATCTTCGAATGAGTGCATGATGCTGTTACCGAGATTCGTTTAGACCCGATTAGTGTCACGAAATCTGTTGGCCCAACCCCTTTATCTTTTAAAGATGATATCTCTTCAATGGTATAGGACATATCAATTGGGTCAACTATACTATACTTCTTAGTAAACTCAGCAGAGTCACCAATCTTAGAGGCTCCATTCCATGTTTCAAGAACCATTCCTATCGTTACTTCGTTTTTATCTTTTGTATACTCCCAAACCTTATCGATTGCTGCCTTTGGTAACGTGATAACACTTCCATTTTGATAGTTATCGGCTTTGTAGATTTCTATAACATTCGGAATAGAGATTCTAACCTTATGTGTATACGAAGCAACTAGTGGGGTATAGTTAATAGAGTAACCAGTAGTCCAATCTTCGCCGAAAGCATGATTAGTGACTGCTGATGCTCTTGGGATTGTGGACGCTACTGACCAACCTGTATCAACTCGACCCATGCCTGGGATATAACTTGCTGAAGCTCCATTTGGATCAAACACGGCAAAGCAGTTGACACCTAATGTTCCGTCTGGTCTGTGCGGAACGTTATATGTCCATGATATAATATCATTGAAGTTTGCTGGAGTAGATGGGACATAATGAGTACCAACTACCCAGTTTCCCCAACCACTTTCCAAGCTACTTGTCTCGGCAACTAAATAGAAGTTGATTTGACTATAGCCTGAGTACATTGTGTATCCATGAGGATTCTGTAACTGGGCATTGAATGTTATAGATGACGTATTTGTATTAACATCATATGCTCCTTCTACCCATGATACACTAAGAAGCAAGGACCCACCAGAGCTAGTATTTAGCCATAAACTATTTATAGGCATTCTATATCACATCTCCAATCCAGAAATATCCGGTTCCATCAACATTGAGTTCTCCGTCTACCTCATTTACAATATATAACTCGGCTCTATGAGCACCAAAAGACATCGAATCGACCGCTTTAAATGAGCTAGCATATACACCGTATTCGTCAGCTTTCAATACGGTTGTTCTAGCATTGCCAGTAGCAGATGGTTTTGTAACTTCGAAACCTCTAGAGCCAAGCTGATTTGCTAGTCCAGATGGATCATCCGGCTTTTCGATTTTTATACCATCTTCTGAGCTTGTTATCTTACCGGTAATCTTCTTAACACCATTTAATTCATTTGTGAAAGTATTAATACTATTCTCGTAGGTATGAGTTATAGTATTAACTTTTGTACTTATATCCTTATACTCGTCAGCAACTTTCTCCAACTTCTCAATCTTCGACAATTGCTGCTCATATAAAGTGTTGTTTGATAGTACTTTGTTCTCTAGATTTATGATGGTGTTGTATTGACTATTGTGGAAACTATCTATCTCTGGGTCACCTACGATTTCGGTATTATCATCGTACTTTGTATATAGACGTTTCCAAATATATGTGGACACTTTTAACGTTGGGATAGTCTCGTTCAGCCATTCACCACCTTCGACGGATGCGTTACTAGTGGATAGGTAGTATTGATAGAACTGTTTAACAATCGAACGTCCATTCTTTCCAGATTGTCCATCCTTCGTAACTAAATATTTAGTTATTTTCGTAGAACTAGCATCGTCATACGTATCGGTAATCCGTGTCCATACAAATGGCTTTTCCGATGTTGCATTTGGTCGAGCATTAACCCACTCCCCATCCGGCACAATACTTCCATTTTGACTTAATTGGTAAGCATACTCTGTACGTACAATCTTTGGTATGACTGTTTTAGGAGCCTTATCAACACTGTACGACTTTACCTCAGAGCCGTCTGAATAGAACTCAGTACGTCTAGTCCATTTATACTGTCCATCGCCGATAGTCGGTAAATGATTTATGTCAACCCAAGAATCGTCAGTAGGCTGTTCATTAGGACTATTACTAACGGCATAATCCACTGTATCAGCCTTTATCTTAACAGGTATAACCTTTTTAACCTCATTTACAACTGTTTGAATACTACGATCTACATTTGGTGTTAGTAGTGCGTAGTTACTAATAGTACATTCATCCTCATAAGGATTTGTGTAGTGATTAATAACCTCTGTAATTCTAGCTGTCAAGTATATCGGATCAGCTCTATCACTATCAACTAACTGAATGTAGTCACCTAGTTTAGAGTCCATATCAACTACTTTCGTTTGATATGAGAACTGCACATGAGAATTCTCTTTTAGATTAGAAAGTGCTTCTTCAAATATAGCTTGAGGGTTTTCTCCACTACAACTTAGTTGATAATAGATATACCCGTCTGTTTCAGTTGCTTGAAGATTTATAGGTCGTAATCTAGACCATATCTTGTTAGCGGTTCTAGCATATAAATATTGGTCTCCCTTTTTAGTAAAGAAATTACCATCATCATACACTATGTCTTCTATAGTGTGTTCACCATTAATTGGCAATACAGCAGTATATAAGTTCTTAATGGTCTTACTACTTGATATAGCAGCCATATCGATATCATTCATATACCTACGTACAGTCTGCTTGTTCTCAGTTATACTATCCTTTACATGAACTATCTGCTTGGTTACTTTAGTGCCATCGAATATACTCTCAAACTCCATTTCAACGTTGTATGTTGTGCATATTCGTTGAAGACGTTTCAGTACTGTTTCAGTTGAAGAGAACTTCGCAATTCTAGCGTCAATAGTCATATCTCTTACTGACTTGTTATCGTTATGTAATTGATATGACCATCCGCTATTAGACAGTGCTGAATCCATTGCATCAGTAAGTTTTAATGCATGGTCTTTGTTTGTCCATGCTCCTACTAATCTATTCAATAGATCCAGACCACAATCTTCTGACTCTACCGTTAGCTCATTATCACCCGATACAGATATAATTGTATATAGACGGGTTTTATCATACTTGTCTTTAAATAATATGAAATTACCTGGCTGAAAATAGATAGAATCTTTCAAATACGCATCTATAGAGAAGTTATACGATCCAACGACACACCCAGACGAAAGCGTTATCTTTTGTCCGTTACTACCAGTGTCATCAATCCAAAAGCCATTGTCCATATCAGTCGATACAGATTTTATAACTCTCATGTTTCTATCTAATATGAACATATTCATAACTTATTTCCACCTTTCTCTATAAGACACTTCTACATCAGGTATAGGAGACCATGCCGATGTAAGTATTCTAAGGGTATGAGTGCCAGGATCTAGCATTAAAGGCTGTGATCCAATGTCAACTGCGTCCCAATTAGTACTTCCATTTATTGAGCATGAACTGTTACCTGATTCTATTTTGACGACATCACCTTGGTTCAGACTATTCTTCACAACCTGATTTGAGGATGCCGTGTTATACATAACTAACTTAGCTTCATAGATGCCATTATACCACATTTGTGGGTACTGCTTATGGAATCTGAATGTTGAGAACGTTGCTGAATGTAACTCGATATCTTTATTCTCAATAGTATAGGTCTTACTTAGCGGTTCGACATATGAGCCATACCCACTTACTAACGTTGATATTGTGATGGTGTATCCGCGCTTCTCGATGTTCACCATGTTACCCCAGCTACCACTTAATTCTCCTAGTGCAGGCATTGTAAAGCAATCTCTGAATCGGTTGTTATTGCATCTGACAATGCCCTGTATCAACCCAGATCCACAACAGTTCTTCTCAATAGAGAAACTGAATATGTTCTCTCCGTCTGGGCCGCATAAGTTCATGCTTTGGTGTCCTACTTGAAGAACATCGTTGTATACAAAGTCAACTCTGTATGAGAACTTCCAGTCAACTGGTCGCTTTCCAGCAGAGTTAGTTGGAATAGCCTTAGTTAATGTCGGACCGTACCATTTGAACTTTCTACTGTTAAATGCATCCGAGTTATCTACAACTGGCTCACTTCCAAAGTCACCACAATATGCAAGCTTTTGGCCCTTCTCGTCCCAAAGTATGAACTCACTCTGTTTAGATGGAGTATCACACCAGTTCCAATACCATCTATCATCAACTGAGTATCCTGTGTTATGAGACCAAGTATTTATCATAGTTGGTGCATAGTCGTCAAAGAGCGTTTCTGCATCGTTTGAGTTTGTCTTATTAGGAGCATTCGTCTCTGGATCTCCTATTTGATAGTAGACAGTCTTCGTATCGTTCTTATCCAACACAAATCCTAGATAGGCGCTATCCTTCTTAATCTTCGATGTGATTGTAAGAGGCGTTGGAGCACTACCATTGTTAACAAGAGTTATAGTATCCATGTTCTCTTGCTTAGACACCTTTGTCTCAAACGAACTGTACTTATACACATCATTCAATGTTAACTCGATAGTTCCTGTGAAGAAGTATACACCACTAGCCGTGGCATCTTTTTCGTCACTTGTAAAGTTTGATAGATTACATATCACATATACATTAGGCTCATCAAAGAAACTAACCTTCATATTCGTGGTATCTAGAATGGAGATCAGCTTATCCAAACTCTTCTGAGCGTCTAATCTTGTATCTGAAAGTAATCCAAAGTCTATTTTTATAACACGATCCTTCAATCGTTTATATCTGAAATAAGAACCATCTCGTCTTCCCAATTCCTTGTTAACTAATTCTATAGTAGAATCTCTTCGTCCATCAACTGAATGGGTACGATAACCGGGTACAGCCTCATTTAGCCATACCCCGTTAATCGAAACCTCAGTATCAGTCTTTGGAAGAGACGAAACGTATGCTCTATTAAACATTATCGATTACCTCCAAATCTGCTTTCTTGAGTTGACATGCTGTCCAACTCTTTCTTCGTATATCTAGCCGTACCTCTACCAACCTTCTGAGCGTCTAGATAGTTATCAACCTGTAATACATATGTAGGATTGTCTGTGTTATCTCTAACCTCATTGAATCCCTTAAGTGCATTAGATACAGAATCATCTAACGTCATCTGTAATTGCTCGGACTTAGAACGAATAGATCTAGAAGTCACATCACCTAGTTCTACGCCAGGTGTATCGGACAGCATATCATACATGGCAGCGCTTCCATTTTGAATCATTGATAGATCCAAGACAGGAGTGATTGTGTACTTGTCATCAGTGGAATCCATAACCTGATTAACCAGCTCAACAGCAGAAGATAACCCATCAACAGCTATCTCACCGATTGACTTACCAGCTTCGAACACTTGTCCTAATGCATTGTGCATAGAGTTAATGTAACCCTGAATGAAGAATTTACCAGCTTTCTCCGTCAGCTTAGATGGAGAGTGTGATTGCTGACCGTCCATCAAACCTTGGTGTGCACTTCTAGCTGCAGCATAACCGGCGTTGTAGAATGAGCCATCGTTTATCTTCGCTCTGATAGCACCAATATAACCACTAGCAAAGTGTCTACCAGCACCTGATGTGTCTACGTTCAGATTACTCTTTGCAGAGCTCATTGCTTCCTTGGCAACGTTAGGAACCTTCGCTAAATTAGTTGCAGCTCCAGTTGCATATCCACCAAACGTCTTTTCGGCATTAGTGGATAAGTCTATATCAGTACTACTCTGTATAGATGATACACTGTCTTGAACTGATGTTTGGAGCTTTGTGTACATCTCTTCAATGGTAGCAGTAACTGTCGATGCAGCTGTTACTAATGGACTATCAGTTGTAGGGAATGCCAAACTGCCTTGCATTTCGTATTCCATATCTGATATACCAGTAGCTACAGATTGTCCTAAAGCAGTGCCAATATCAACACCATATTTTGCAACAGTTTCTGGATTAGGGACAAGCTTCTGTACAATTTGGTTTCCGAGATTGTCATCAAATCCAGCTAAAGCAGACGCGTTATCAATATGCAACTTGCTTTGAAGATCTCTCATAGCGCCATCGATATCGCCGCTCTTTAACTTCTCAGCAATATTTGTAACGTATAGCTTAACGTCTGGCGCATCTAATAGTTCTTGAGGAATGTGGAAGTAGTCTGCAATAGATGCAGCTGCTTCTTCAACCGATGAACGGCCATCCTTAAGATTCTCAGTGACTCCAGTTAAGAAGCTCTTAGCAACATCTGTACCTTCTGGATTCAAATCAGCACCCATAACATCTTTAATACCATCAATCGCTGTAACCACATCACTAGTATCTCCAAGGATCTTAGCGAAGTCGTCTCTGTATCTTAAAGCAGCAAGACGCATGTTGTCAGTACCTGATATCATACTTAAGCCAAAGTTCTCATAAGTACGTTTCTGGTTTTCAAGAGCTAATGACATTTCATCAGATGTTGTATCAGCATTTGACGATAATACCTTTAATACTGTGTTTGCAGTGTTACGCATGTTAAGCAATACATCAGAACCCTTCTCTTGAATTTCAGCAGCTGATAGAGAATATTGACTACTGATTTCGTTTCTGAATTTGTTAAGCTCCTCTATATTACCTTCTGATACTGCTTTACGAGCACGTTCATAGCGATCAATCTCACCTTGTGCATCCAGCATATTACGATTAATAAGGGCTCTCTGTGATTCCAACTTAGCTAATTCAGCAGTATATGTCTTAACCGCTTCAGTTGCATCTATGTATTCCTTAGACTCAGTTATCGCTGAATCATACACGCCAGTTGATTTATCAAGAGCAATTTCCTCTTGTTCTCTAATATAGTCTTTAAGATCAGCTATCTTCTTCTTTATATTAGTTATGGAGTCATCATTTACGGTTGCTTGAATCTTCCATTCCTTGACTTCTGATATAGCTGCAAAGTAAGTATCTTCATGTTTATCTAAGTACTTATTACCGAATCTTACAGCTAATGACTCCTTAGCAGCTTCAGTTAGACTATGATGCTTCTCAATTAATTCTTGTAGTTCATTCTTCTCCAAGCCAGTAGCCTGAGCAACTTTACCAAGAATCAAATCAGCTCTGGATTCATATCCGGCCTTAACTCTACCATTCTCATCGAGATACTTATCGTATTCTGTACATAGTGCAGAAACGATATTTGACTCTTTAGCTAATGATAGGTTAGCTGTCTCAGATGTTGCCGCCCATTCCTTATGAGAATCAGCCAACTTGTTTGTTTGTTCAATCTGCTCTTTCTGAACAGTACTTAATCCAAACATAATTTCGTTTCTACGTTCCATATGCTTGTTCCATATGTACATAGCTGCTGCTATAGCTGCAATACTACCGATTAGTATCGGCGCAGCAGTAATAAGACCACCAATCCATTGTGATATAGACTTACCAGCAATCATAGTAACATTAAGAATATTTGTTAAGTTTGAGAATGGTGTTGACAATTTCTCAGCTCCAGATGCAATATTCTTCCATCCATCATACCAATGCTTAACTGACTTAGCTGCATTAGCAACATTGTGAGTAAACACAGTAACTGAATTAAACTTACCGATGCTTCCAAACACATCACCAATCATTTTACCAGCTTTGGCAACTCCACCTAATGCTTTGATAGCAAGACCAGCCGAGCCAGCATACATACCGATTTTAGCTATAAACTTAGCCGCATTATCATCCAATATAGGGAATAAAGCCTTCAGACCTTCTGCAAATACATTTGTTATAGAACCTAACAAATTCTTAACAGCTTCAATTAACGGTTTTGCATTCTTGGTTATAGCATTTGCTAATTCGTTCATTAAGATGATTAGAATCTTAACCAATGCGTCAATAATAGTACTTGCATACTTAGCAACAGTTCCTATCATTTTGACGATTTGCTTAACAACCTTCTCAATGACTTCTGGTTCAACCGTATCTAGAGCGGCAAGTACTGCTAATACAAGAGCGCCGACAGTAAGTACAATCTTACTCTTCTGAGCTACGATAGCAATTAAGATACCAGTAAGTATTGTTTCAACTGCTTTAGCAATACCTGGCCCATTCTCAGTGATTGTTCTACAGAAGATAGGTAAGTACTCTGTGAACTCCTTGAATCCATTCATGATCAAGCCGATACCGATTGATATCATACCAACAGCTAGTGCGAATCGAATTGCGCTCTTGAAGAACGTACTTGTTCCTCCAGAAGAAGACTTAGCAAACTTCTCAAATGCCGCGGCAGCTAATATTAATCCAGCAAGATTAACCATCAGATTTCCAATAGTCTGGAACATCTGTGTGAACAACTCGAGAGACTTATATGGGAAGTTTCTAACGCTTCTCATTAACAGTGTTATAGCAACGGTAATACCAATAATAATAGCAGCGCCCTTACCATTCGAGTTCTTACCAATAAGCATAACTGCACCAGTGAATGTCAATAGACCAGCTGCAATAATACCTAGTAACTCTAATGCTGGAATATATTCCTTAAGGTCTAGGTTCTTCATGCTTAGAATAAATGCCGTTATACCCATTAATGATGCAGCAACAGCAATAACGATTCCAACGATTCCGGCCATCTTAGCAAAGTGCTTAAGTGCTCCAGCGACTCCTTCTGCAAATGCTCCAAACGCCTCTGAGAACTTAACATACTCAGTTGGCTTCTGGTTATTCTTAAGAATAAGAGCCAACGTAGCGCCAAGAATAGCAATAATAGTAGTGATAGTAGCTAGCTTGTCTTCTGGTAACTGTGCAAGAACCATAATCGATACTACCAATATACCAATTGACTGTGCGAAACGTAAAAGAGCAATGGACATGTAATCTAGTTTCTTAGCATCAAGAACACCCTTCAATGCTCCTAACGACTGGCCTAGATTCTTAATTACTTCTCCAATGTTCCATTCTTTTGTCATGCTATCAATCTTCTTCTTAACAGCTACTAAGAACCAAATGAATCCTCCAGTACCGCCAATTGATAGTATGTCTTTCATACTTGTATTGCCCAATCCGTCTACGAATTGGTGAATGAATTGGCCACCGAGTGTCTTTGCTTTCTCTAAGAAGCTCTTACCGTCAAGTATCTTAAAATCGAAACTAATGCCATTCTTATCAGGGCTCTTAAGCCAGTTTATAAAGCCGTCCCAAACAGTTCTGATACTGCTGGTGTATTGTTTCAATACATCGTACACACCCCAGTTCTTAAAGCTTTCATCGGTTTTCTCAATGAATTCTATGATAGCTTGCTTTCCGGATTCGAAATGCTCACGTATCCATTTCATTGCTTTACCAGCGCTTTCGACCATCTCATCCATAGTTGGTAAACGCCAATTCTTACGAACATTCTCTAAGAACTTGGATACGGCAGTATAACTTTCACCGAATGTGTTCTTCATCACTTCTTTGAATTTGTTACCTTGAGACTTCCAATACTCTACGAACTTCTTGAACTCGTCAAGTTCTTTAACTCGGCCAATGAATTCTTGGAATCTAGACGCAATCTGTTTTATACCCTCTCGTAAAGAATTAAATGCAAATCTGGCAATTTCTACAGCCTTACCAAAATAAGTGAACAATGTAACTGACTTTTCAGTTTCTTTATTTAAATCTTTCTCAGCTTCGCTAACTTTATATAAGCTGTTAACCCATTCAAGGAAGTCGTTAATGACATTCTTTACAAACAATACAAACTCGCCGAATATCTTAACGAGCATTATTAAGAAATCTACTCCTATTTTGACGCCTTTGAAGAATAATTTAAAAATGTGATATAGTCCACCAAGAGCATCTTGGCTTAGATTTAAACTTGCGGTGAAGTGCTTGAACGCTTCAGTTGCCCTCCACAAGGCATTGGCTAAATCCCATACCTGAGTCTCCGATTCGCCAAATAAGAACACGTCATTAAATGCTTTCTTAACAGAATCTAAGATATCAATAAACGTCTTAAAGAAGTTGTAGATACCTTCCATAAGACGCTTACCACCACTCCAAGCATCAACGACTTCTTGGTTTAATGGCTGCCATCCAGTGTTCCATATCATTAATACTTGATTACGTAATGCACCACCTTCAGCAAATACGTGATACATGATTTCAGACATTTCAGTCCACAGCTCTTTGGCTCTTTCATAGTCACCAAATATCCATTCAAATGTCTTCATCCAAGATGTTGATACCGCATCGGCAGTCGCATCAATCGCATCTGTGAACGTCTTTGCTTCCTGACCTGCTTTAAATGCTTTAATTGATAAGTGGTCGATATTTCCATTGTATGCAACGTACCACTGTTTCTCTTGCTCGGTTAATTCGTCATAACCAACGCCGGATCTAATCTTCTCATGCACTTCATCAATCTTATTAAGTGTTTCGGTTGTTGTCGTACCATACTTGTTACTTAAATCTTCAACTTGCTTATAGAACCAGTTATATTCTGCTAACGCTGAGTTCAATACATCATTGGTTAACCAGCGATCCTTTAAAGTATCTGTAAACGTTTTAGTTGTTACTTCTTGATCGCCATTCCAACCAAGCCCGAATGTATCGCTTGCACCAAGAGTACCTTTTGCTTTACCCCACTCAATAAGTAATTCTTTCATTTCCTTGGTGGCCATGTTTGCATTTTCGATTGATTTCCAGTCAACACGTTGCATATAACCTACACCCATTGACTGAGAAATATTATACATCGCTCTAGATGCTTCTTCTTTACCAGCACCTGCGGCAGCAGCCCAGTTAGCGATACCTTCCATCGAGTTTACGGATGATTCTAGATCAATTCCGACAGACATAAACTTACCAATGTTGCCGACCATATCTACGAAATTATATGAGGTTTCGTCGGTATAAGTATTCAATCGCTCTAGTTCTTGGTTAACTTTTGCAATGCCAAGTGATGGGTCAGCAGACATAATTGCCTGAACCGCTTTGGTCTTATCTTCGTATTTCTTCCAACCAGCAGTTAACTGATCGACGGATAGAGACTTAGCCATTTGAACACCGGCATCAACTGCCTTATTAGTTAAGTTAATCAATGCGGTACGTCCTATTAATTCAAGTGTCGACATCTGGTCAGTAACTTTACTGATAGCCTGTTCCATACCCGACATACTACTATCAAATCCACCGGCCGCTTGATCAAGTTTCTCAAAGCCCTTTTCAACACCTTTGAACGATAATAGTCTCTTTAATTTCTCTAATGTACTCATTGTTGTAGCGACATTAGATTCGAAGTTCTTATTATCAAACTCCATTTTGACGATTTTTGTATCTACGTCTTGACTTCTTTTATTCTTAGCCATTATCTAATCACCTGCTTCCAAACATGCTCCACCATATCGGATATTACTTTATCCAATGCTGGATTGATATAGTCAGTTCCTTCGACATACGTTCCGCCTCTAGTACCATGCCCATACTGCAATAAGATCGTAATTGGAATACCCTGATTCTCGCTACTATTAGTCCAACTAATCCTAACCGAATCGTCAGTATAATCTATAGTGTAATCCCATGATGCGGCTGTATTACCAGTATCTTTAGGTGTAGCAGACTTCAATGCATTTACACCATCTTCAGCATACTTTGTAATCTTGTCATAGAACTTTTTCGTCTTAGCTTTCTCTAAGAATCGCTCTATGTTTCTACTACGTCCATCATAATGCAATTTTATTCCCATTACTTCAATCCTCTTCTAGCTCTACTGATTCGTCTATTTTCTTCTAATATATCAGTAGTAGACATCTTGTTATTTGAGTTCTTAACAGAACAAATTGCTATTAGCATCATTAGTCTGTTTATATGCCACTTCTGGCATTCAAATGGAATACCGTGAGTGATCATCCAATAGTAAATCAATTCAGCAGTTACTAATTCTCTAGATGGACTCTGAGGTTTTCTTCGTTTGATTGTTGATGCTGTATACTTTTTATTCATATAATCGATTATTTTATTTAGATTAGGTTTAGATAAGTATACGTATACGTTTGGATCTATGTTCTTTTCCAAAGTCATGCATCTTATGTAATCATAGAACTCTATTTTACTTAGTGTTTTGTTTTCCAAGGCATATAGGAATGACTTTTCCCACTTAGCTTCCCATTTTCCTATTGAGACAAGAGAGTGTTCGATTGTGAATTTTGATTCTGGTATCTGAATAAATACGTTATTCACTGAATCCCATGCTTCAATGGCTTGTGTTTTTATTTCTAATGGCATAAAACGCTCTCCTCTCTTAATAAAAAAATAAGGGGCAGTTTGATATCCGCCCCTATCAATATTTAGTTTTTAGTTTGGTAATTCTTTTGCATTATCCGTATTTGGTTCGGAATCTTCAGCAGTAACTGGTAAGATAGCTTCGAAGAATTGACTTGCAAATTGGTCATTAGTAGCTAGTTCCATATATAAGTCGGAATAAGCATTTGTTGAAAAGTAGTCTTCACGAACTTTGTCATTCTTGATGAAGTTTCTTCCATCTTCAGATTTAACACCATAAGCCATACGGATTAAATCTTTAAATAAGCTAACCAGTTTAGCCTGGTCTTTGGCTTCAAGAATCTTATTAACCATATCTTTAATGCCACCAGTTGTAGATAATTCCATATCTGCAATTTCGGCCTTTGATAGGTTGAAATAGAAGTCTTCAGTTCTTTCTACTCCATTAAAATCAACATATGTTCTATGATCTCTATACATGTTTTATAATCTCCTTTCGATCATTTTAAAACTTAAGCAGCTTTAATCATTGTAACTAATTCGTTAATTGATGGAATCTTAGCTTCAGTTGTTTGTGTGCCATATAAAGCATCAACAATCTTCTTAAGCTTAGTTGGATCAACTTTAGTAGAATCAATTGTTACATATGATGTTGGCTTAGCGTTCTCTACAGCAACAGGTGTTGTCTGGAATTCCCAAGATAGTTCCAATGGTGCTGGTGATTCATTTACTGTTGTATAATCACGAGCAGATGGAGATGCTGTACAGTTGTAAGCGATATGAATTTCATAACCATATTCATCTAACTTACTATCGTTACCCTTAATTGTCTGCCAAGAGAAATCAAAAGGTAAACGAGTCTGCTGGTGAATACGTAGACCCTTCTGAAGTTCTACAGAACCATCACAAGCTTCAAATTCGTCTGGTCGGTCATAGGCTTTAATTGTACCCCCGAATGTTTCAACACCACGTAGTCCTAAATACTTATTGTTATTAGCATAGAACTTATTCTCATCAGCGCCTGCTGGTGTAGCAGTAACGCCAATTAAACCATTCCAAGCAACAGCCTTTGTAGCGCCACTTACTTGAAGAACACCATGGCTTGTACCAGTAGTATAGATGTGCTTGTCAGCTTCATCCCACATTAATTTAGTCATTATTTGCTTTCCTCCGTTTAATAATATAGCAATAAATGTGCTTGATTTAATCCATCATAGGTATTGAAGTTTTCAATAGAACACTTATTCTTAAAATGCTCTAATACCTCAGCTTCTAATTCTAAGTCAGGATCTTGATATATACATGTTATCTGGTATGCCTTAAATGCTAGGTATCTACCATCATTAGCATACTCATCGAGATCTCTACGTCTCTTATAGATTATACATGGATACTTTATATTAGACCCATTAGGCGGAGAATAGTAAACTCGCTTACTATCACCTAGTATGGATACTAATTCGTTATGCAAAGCAAGACGTCTAGTTAGATTTTTCATCATGCCAAACTCCTCCTATTGTTATTTCAACTCTTGGCGGAATTGATTTAGCTGATTCAACCTTCCATTTTGACCCGCCCCACTCGACATAAGCAATTGAAGAAAGGTGCTTCTTGATATACGAGTCGGACACTACACTGAACTTATTGCGGACTTCAATGTTGTCGTTCACATAGCTAGACGGGCGACGGTATGTCGTATCCAATAGAACGTCCATATAGTAGGTTCGCTCTTCTGGCTCCGGTAAGTATACACCAGGCCTTACTTCTCTAGTTACAACAAATCCTATAATCCCTCTATGTTTCATAAAGCACCTCTCTAGTAAACTAATTAGGACTGTTCAACGCCCTTGTTTACGATTTCGCCAGTCTTCTTACTGATGTCATAAGAACCTGGAACTGCTGTGTAAGGTTGGTCAGCCTTGTTAGCTAATACGATTGCACCATATGGAACAGTCATAGCACCAGAGCAACGACCTTCTAATAGGTACTGCATCTGGTTGTAGTTCAAGTCGAAGTCGTCGAACATGTTCAATGAACCACCCTTATCAGAACCGATGTTATAGCCCTGGCCACCAAGTGTTACAGAAGTAACCTTTCCGCAAACTTCATCTGGTACAGGAACAATCTTGCTAACCTGCAACTTGATAGCTAACTTATCAACATTCTCATATAGGTCACGACCCATTGTATCTGTTAATAGTAATAGTTCTGTTAACATAGACTGACGGATGAACATCTTGATTTCACCTTGTCCACGATAGTTAGCCATAGCCTTAACGTGAGCAACGATGAATGCCTTAGCAGCAGCTTCACCAGTACCTTCAAAGTTGTACTTGAGTGAGAATAAGTCAGCGTCCTTAGCTACTGGACGAATCTTAGTTTCATCAATCTTTTCAGCAGCTAAATCTTCACGACCATCACCGAATAAGCCGGCACGAGCAATTTCTTCATTAATCATTAATTGCATTTCGCCCTTTAACCACATAACTACATCGAAGTCTGTGATATCAAGAACGTCGTCACGGTCTAACTGTTGTTTCTTATAGATAGTAAATGGAGTAGTTGTTCTCTTAAGTAACTGGAATACTTCGTTTACTTTCTTGTTGCCCTTTACGAAACCTCTAGCACGTGCTTCATCTGCTGTAATGTTAGCAAATGTAGACTTAATACGTGAGAATGGTGTTTTGTGAACAAAGTTTAAGAACTCTGTAACCCAATTCTGTTGGCGAGCAATAAAGTCTGGTGTAGAGCTAATGTTCTTAGCATCTGGGAATAATACACCGATATTCTCCATACCATACTGAGCAGCATGAGCTAAGAATGATTCCTTTAAGGATCCGCCATACTTGTTAACGTCCTTGAAAGCATCATGCATTAGTGTTTCAAATTCTTCCTTTGATACGGAAGCTTCATTTGTACCTTTGTTTTCGAATACATTGTATTGCATATCATCTTCTCCTAATCCGGAATGTTCAACATCTTCCTCTTCGTCTTCTTCATCGTCATCGAGTTCACCGTTCTTAGTATCTTCAATAGCTTTTCCGATTAGAACTTCCATGACTTTGCGTTGCTTTTCGTTGAATGTCTTTAAGACATCACCGACTGTTTCTTCTGAATCTTCAGGCTCTTTAGCTTCTTTCTTAGCTTCTTCAGCCTTAGATTCTTTCTTTTCTGTGTCCTTCATCTTATCTCCTTCTTCCTCAACATCCTCGTCTTTAGACGCATGTTGTAGAGTTAATTCTACATTGTCTTCTCCGACCTCATAAATAAATTCGTCTTCAACGATTGATACTGAATCTCCATGTGCGATAGCTACATCAGTAATTACAGCGCCAGGGTTTGCTCCAGATAAGACCAGACTAACCTCTCTAATTACTCCATGTAATACATTACCGCCTTGCTGCTTAAGACCGTTTGCATAAATCGAAAGTGATTTAATATCTTGGTTCTTAAGTAATTCTTTAGCACGCTTTCCCATAGGGGATTCGTTTAGATACCCATATGTGAATACGCCTTCTGGACGATTTTCTAGAACGGCATGACCAAGAACAAGATCAGGGCTTGAATGATCATGCTGCCATACTAGTGGTACTTCAGCGCCATCTTGAGCACTGAACGCATTTGCTTTAATCGTTCTACCATCAGAACAAGGTAGATCGTTTTTAGTCGCCCAACCACAGAAATCATACTTCTTATTTTTTGGCATTTACTTTCTCCTTTCCTGATGAATCCAAAAAACATCAAAACTATAAATGTGTTTAACTTGACTGCGTTTTTAGTCTTAGCCAATTACTAAATACTATCCCATTTTGACGTTAAACAGAATCAATAGGAACACTAAGTGTATCGGATGGAGTTTCAGCCTCGTTTGGCATCTCAGGATAAGCGCCTTCTGGAGGGGCTCCATCCAATGATGGTTGAGCTGATCGTGCTTGATTAATGTTTCTATTTCTTAACTCATTAGCAGCTGGATCATCCGATGGTTTATAGCCAACAATACCACGCAATTCATTAGGTGATAGAATCTCATTACGAGTAAATTTATCTGCAATATCTGCAATCTTTGACACGGGAGTCAGCTCGAATGGATTTCTATAATACACTATATCTTGGTTTTGTGTACGGGCTGTTTGGCTAATAAACTTTCTACTAAACTCATCTCGTATTGCTTTTGCAACCGGGCCGATAGTTCTCGAATAGTAGTTTATCATCGTCTGCTCATCAGCAGTACCATCCATAATTTCTTGTGTTATTCCTAACTGAGAGTATAACATTTCTTTCAATTCTTTAATGTTATCTCTAATACCATTGTCAATAGCTCGATTTAATTGGGTTATCTTTTCGTTAACTCCAATATATGCTATACCATATGGGTTTGACTGCATTTGAGCGGTTAAGTCGTTTACTCTTGCTTTTGCTTCTGCTGTCTTAAGCCCTGATGATACTGCATATGGTAGTTGAACAATCAAGTTCATCTTATCAGAAGCTATACGTTCATCAAAGACATCACCCAAACTAAGTTTCGCCATTAATCGTTTTGCAACGGACCCATTAGCATTCATTATGCGATAATAAGGATTTTGTATAATCGCAATTTTCTTTTTATCAAATCGCATTTGTTGAAACATCCCAGTATAAGGGTTATATATTTCAACGTCAACCTGAGTTGGATACCAATTAATAATTTTACCGGTTCGTAATTCAATAGGCATCCACGCATCAGTATCTTTTGGATTGATAGTTGCCAATGTTGGAACGATTGCAATAGCCCCTTCATCAAATAAAGAGACCACGCTATCTTTTATCAAATCTCTACCAGTTTGGTCTAGATTAGCAGATAGCGATAAACATGTATCTAACTTTGATTTGATAATCTTCTTAAATGCGCCATTTTCATCAATTTCAGCATGATGATAACTAAGCATAGATACGTCTGTTGCAATACGATCATAAACTGCCGTAACGACAGATCTTTCGTTTCCACCTCGAACATATCTTATATCGGGACGGTATGATGAAATAATCCCTCCGCTACTACTTGTGTAGGGTGTGGGATCTTTGTTCATAAAGGCATCCCAGGCATGTGCTAGCCTAGTGCCAAATTTCTCTTTAGCCATGTAATGCCTCCTAAACTATCTATTCATTTCTGCGTTATATTTGCTTAGGAATAAAGCCCCAGCAGAACCAGACTGAGCATCATACTTAGTCAGCTTTTGATTGTATGCAATCTTAAGTGCTTTTCTAGCCCACTTACCAGCCTTTTGACGACGCTTAGTAGCTTTATAGGTTAACTTAGCAGCTTTACCTTCAAACTTCATAGCCTTTTCAAATTTACCACGAGCTTTGAGTTTAGCCGCTTTATAATTTAACTTAGCCGCTTTAACATCATATTTATTTCCTTTTCCCAAAAGCTTATTGTATTTATCATAAGCCTTTGTAAGGGTTCTTTCGCGATTACGTTTGATACCCCATTTCATACCAAGAACACCAAAGTGATACAGTTCTTGAGTGTCATCAATATTTTCCATTTTTGTAGTCCTCCGGATTATATCTATCTCTAGCAATACGATTATCACTATAGTCTCGTCTAGATGCATATCCTATTGAGAATAGATTCAATGACATAGCCTCATTGCCGACTAACCATGATCTAATTCTGCTAAACTTCTTACCTCTAGACTCGTTATATTTAAGTGAACCGTATGAACCCATCAAAGCAGATTTAAGAATAGACTTTCCTAGGTTCTCTTTCATAACTTTTGATAAAGTAGATTTTTGAACTTTTGGGTACAATCTTTGTGCTGCTTTAATTCTAGCATCGGCTTTAGCGCGTTTAATCAATTTATGACGATTCATAAATGACTTAACATCTGTTACTTTATTTTTCGTTTTGATTTCCTTTATACGATTTTTAGCGCCATGCCTATAATCCCTAGACAGTTTGACACCCCATCGCATACCAAGAACACCAAAGTGGTATAGCTCATCATTATTCATAATCATAACTCCTATTCGAACAAATCTCGATTTTGTTTGAACGCAACATACGCATCCAATAGTGCAGCGACATTATCAATCTTATCTTCACGACGTTTCTTAGATAGCTTTCGATTACCATTACTATCTTCAAATGTAATACAGTTACCCATAGTGAACTGCATTATGGATTGGTCGAACAGCAAGGATCGACGTTCAGCAAGTGTCTTCAATTCACCCAATGGTACCGATTCTGTCTTAGCACCCTGTGGTACTTTAACTACACCATACGGACTGACATCCATTGCCCACTTCTCAACAAACTCTTTCGCATTATATGGGTCATATCCAAATGCTCTAACATCATATTCGCAAGATGTTATATGCTGGATTAGATCATCATAGACTCTATTAAGGTCTAAGATAGAGCCTGGTAACACTATCAGAGTACCTTCATTAATGAATTCTTCATACTTAACTCTCGAAGCTCCTGGTAGTTTGCTTAAAGTGTATTCTGTTATGTAGCTTCTACACTTGATTCCAAACTCTTCAGCTCTTAATGGGAATAAGAATGTGAACGCACAGAAGTCATCTCCTTGTGATAGGTCAGCACCCATAGCGCAAGGCATTTGCCAGAACTCTTTGTGTCTATGTGGCTTCGTTTCTTCATATGTAAAGAAGTAAGTGAATCCTTCCATAGGAAGACCAAATCGTTTAGCAAGAATGTCGTTTCGTAAAGCAGGATTGTGCTCGGCTTTTTCGACAGCTTGCTGATAAACCTCATATGGAACAGTTAGCCCTAGATTAGGATTGCACTTCAACCACATTGATGGGTCGGCAACTTCTTTGATGTCATCTAGTTTGTACCAAAAGATGGATGTGAATGGGTCATAGACCTCTCCACGAAGTATCTTTAGTAACTCCATTTTGATTGAATCTCCAGGACCATTACGAACAGTACCTTCAGAACTAATGCATACAACAATGTAGTCATCATACTTAGAACCACCTTGTTCAATAGCTTCAATCGGGTTCTCTCTAATGTCACCAGACAACCATTCATCGACTGTGGCACTCTTCAAACGAAGACCTTGCAACTTATCAATACGCATAGGTCGTATCTCAATCTTACCACCCGTTAGTCGGTTCTCGATTCCATCTTTAACCTTGACCAGCTTCGGTTGATTCTCTTTGTTTCCAGTAGTGTTATTCACGGAACCGTTTGTAAGGAACTTCAGAACAGGTCCTGGCTTTTTTATCATCGAGAGTGTCAAAGTAGCCATTACTTCATCTGCCTGTCTCAATGTAGGTGCGACGCATATCTGCCCAATAGAAACCGGGTCACAAACCAATTCGTATGCTTGTATTGTTCCAGCATACACCGATTTTGATGCACCACGAGACACTATGATGTACTGCATATGGGTGAGTCGTTTCTTTATACGTTTGGTTTCATAGTGGGTTCCTCGTCCGTCTTCATTTGGGACAGGGACTGATCTCTCTATAAAGTAGTACCATCCATATAAGTCTTCGGCCCATAATTTAAATGATGGTAGAACATCAATCTTACCGCCATCAGTTAGAACCAATTCATTTTCGACAAATCTTATATAGCCGTCAACAGCTGATTTGTCATAGTATATGTTAGGGTCAGCTATCTTAGCATCTATACGATTCATTTGCATTTCGATCATTTCATTAACGGGTATTTCACCATTAATTACTGCATCACGAAACTGCTTATAATAGTAAGGATATTCAGTATTACTTAGCATTCTTATCTAAGAGAGTGGATAGCTTAATAGCTGCTTCTAAGAACTTGGTTCCGGTTTCAACATAATTGGTTGCTGTTGAAATGTAACGTAACGGTTCTGTAGAATGACCGTCAATGTATCCCTTTAACATACTATCTTGTTTAAATCTGTTTAGTGCATCATCGATTTCAACCTTAGAAAACTCATACTGATGCTTTCGTAGCAGCTCTGGGTTTCTAAGAATCTTTTCACGCTCAAGCTTCTTAGCTTTGGCCTTCTCTCGACCTTCTTGTAACTTACGAAGCATTTTGCGTTTCTTAATCCACGTAATGACTCCCCACTTCATACCTTTGACACCACTATGGTAAATAACTTCACATGTATTCTCCATGCTCCACCTCCATAATAATACTTGCTTCGAGCTCTCCTAGAACTCGTCTGTTTGCGTCTGCAACTGTTGATATAGTTGCTGGATCGAACATCTCCTTAACCTTAAGGATCATGAATGACTTGATAGACGATAGATTGTACTCATCCCCAACATAGTCATGCCATGTTTCTTGGTTACCTTCAATGTGGTATCCTCTACGTTTTACACCCAATCTGTATAATATCTGGAACACTGTATTGGCGCAAGTAATTATTCTTGAATCAAAACTAGTGTCAGATGGGTCAATGTCAATTCCTTCTTTAATAGTATCTAATATACTATCCGACATACTACCTGCCATATACTAAATCCTCCATGGTATTGTATCATTCTCATATCTTTCTAATGGTTGGTCTTGGATTAGCATACTACCATCACCGTAATGGATTTGGTCGTGTGTTAACTTAGAACAGCATATTAGATTATTTGGATCAAACAGTTTTGGACTTCGATTCAACAGATCTTCTTTCGTTATCGGGTTTATGTGATGAACCATAATTGGTCCAACGATCGGACGATCCCTCATTCCCAGATCACACCCGTTATCTCTGACTATTACAAAGTCTCTCACTCTTAACCAGTCAGATGATTTATAAAAGATTTGATTTAAGTATCTATTGCATCCAAACGTTTCTTCACCAACTCGTTTATCATTTAGCTTGAGATACTCGAAGCGGCCCATAAAGCTGTCGATCGATTGGAGCTCCGAATAGCTTTTAGTAATCATTCTCAAGTTCCTCACCCTTACTAGGTCTATAAGATCCCATAGCATCGATTGCCTTAGTGTATAACTCTGCAATGTCTTTCTGGGATTTGATAGCTTCGGCTTTTGCCTTGAGCATTTCTGTTTGATAAACAAGTTCTTGTCTTTCAAGGTCGGCCATAGATGATCCAAGTTTCAAAAAATGAACTATGACTGATGATTTGGCGGTTCCTTCTCTTAGTTGTTTCTCAGCAAGATCCACCGCTAAGGATACAAGCTGTCTTTCTCTTCCTTCTGGAGTTCTAGCAGGCGGCTGAACTCTGTCGGAGTCATTTCTAATTCTTCTCATCTAGAATTTCACCTCTGTTTCACTCACTTCTTTCTAGGAATATAATAGTTAGTACGACTTTTGAATACTTTATGGATAGATATGGCCGAGTGAAGTGAACTTATGACGTCTAGATTTAGCCTACATCGAAAGGAGATTATATGAACAACATGCATAGAAAGGAGCCTCAGACATACCTATCCATAAAGCATCCAGGAAACCGTTTTCAAAAAGTGCCCCCGGAGAAATATTGACGAGGCCGGCGATGACAGGGTGGGGGTAGTCTGCG